GATAAAACCATTGGAAATAGAAAATCTGCCAATGAGATATATAAATTAGATAGAGTAGCTGACGATTCATCAATTTTAAATTCAATATCTGGCGATTGGTTTCTTACTAAACCAGACGGATTTGAAGAAGATGGTGTAGTTATACTAAATATTCCTTCCATGAATGCTCATATTGAAATACCTGCTAGAGCATTTGCAACATTATAAATTAAACAATAAAAAAATTAAACAATTACACAATTAACTTTGAATTAACGAATTAATTACTTATAATATAATTAATAAATAAACAAATAATAACAATTAAACAATTAAAGGATACACTATGAGTTTAGATTTAAACGCCATAAAGGCAAAACTTAACCAATTAACAACAACTAACGACAGAAAAAATAATTATTTCAGACCAGAGCCTGGTAAACAAAGAGTAAGAATTGTCCCTTACGTCCACAGAAAAGAAAACCCTTTCCTAGAAATGTATTTCCATTATGATATTGCAAAGAGAAGTATGCTCTCTCCAATAACATTCGGTAACGCTGATCCAGTAGTAGAATTTGCTGAAAAGCTTAAGAAAACTGGTGACAAAGATGACTGGTTAATGGGTAGAAAAATTGAACCTAAAATGAGAACATATGTTCCTGTTATAGTAAGAGGTAAAGAATCAGAAGGCGTTAAATTTTGGGGATTTGGAAAAACAATTTACTCTGAAATATTATCTATTATAGCAGATCCAGATTATGGAGATATTACCGACCTAATGAATGGTAGAGACATAGATGTTGAATTTACTCCATCAGAAGGTCCTGGACAATATCCAAAGACTGCTATTAGAGTTAAGCCAAATACATCTGCAGCTACTGAAGATAAAGCAATTGCAAAATCAATATTAGCACAACCTAAAATAACAGAGTTATTTCCAGAGCCAACATATGAAGAATTAGAAACTGCATTAAATGAATGGATGAATCCAGAAACAGCAGATTCTGATACTAATAATTCAACTCAAACTCCAGCTGCATCAAAGCCAGCAACAGAAACAAAGACAAATGATACTAATGCTACTAAGAAAACTAACGTAGCAGAAGCATTTGACGATTTATTCAATAATTAAGAAAGTTATATATGGCAAAGAAAAAGAGTGAACTGGAAGATTCGTTAGCTTCTGCTCTCGCAGATAGTATCAATAAACAATTTAAAGGGCAGAATTATAAAACGGCATTTTTCTTAGATGGAGATGATGACGCTCCAACAAATGTTAACGATTGGATATCATCTGGATGTTCAATGTTAGATCTTGCAATTTCAAATCGTCCTAATGGAGGCTTTCCTGTTGGTAGAATTACCGAAATAACAGGACTTGAAGCATCGGGTAAATCATTACTCGCAGCTCATACCTTAGCAGAGACACAAAAAAGAGGCGGGCTAGCAGTTTATATTGATACTGAGTCTGCAAGTAGCGCAGAATTTTTAACAGCAATTGGTGTTGACTTAAAGTCAATGTTATATGTTCCGTTAGAAACTATTGAAGAAATATTTGAAACAATTGAAACTATTGTAGAAAATGTTAGAAAATCTGATAAAGATAGATTAGTAACTATAGTAGTCGACTCAGTAATGGGTGCATCTACTAAAATTGAAATGGCTATGGAATATGATAAGGATGGATATGCAACATCTAAATCTATTATATTATCAAAGGCAATGCGAAAAGTAACCAATTGGATTGCTCGTGAAAAAATATGTTTAATTTTTACTAATCAATTAAGAACTAAATTAGGCGTATCATTTGGAGATCCATGGACTACTGCAGGTGGTAAAGCATTACCATTTCATTCATCTGTTAGACTTCGTTTAAAAAATACTGGAATGATTAAAGCCAAAGTAAACGGAACCGAACAGGTAGTTGGAAATAAAACCAATGTACATGTTGTAAAAAATAGAATGGGGCCTCCTAATAGAAAAATTGATTATGAAATATATTATGATAGTGGAGTTGACAACTATGGTGGTTGGTTAAATATCATGAAAAATTTTAAATTAGTTTCTCAATCGGGAGCTTGGTATTCATTAGACGACGTTGATCCAGATACCGGAGAAGTACTAGATACTATTAAATTTCAAAGTAAAGACTTTATGGAAAAAGTAATACAAAATATAGAAATGAAAGATAGACTATATAATAGAATTTGCGAAGCATATATCTTTAAATATCGAGCCGGAGTGGATGGCGGTATTGACGATGTAACAATTGATGAAGAAGTTATAAACGAAGAAGGATAATGAATAAATATCAACAATTATTTAAACAACTTCAACAAGATAAAGAAAGTATTCCGCAGGGGCCTGATGATCATATAATGATTTTTGACGGCCTCAATACTTTTATTAGATCTTTTTCAGCAACGCCATCAACTAACGAAGACGGAGATCATATTGGAGGTATTACCGGATTCTTATATAGTATAGGAAAATGTGTTAGGGATTTCAAACCTTCTAGATGTATTATAGTTTTTGACGGGGTAGGTGGATCTAAACGAAGAAAAAAAATATATAAAGACTACAAAGGTAATCGTGTTAATAAAACTAGATTAAGAAGACATGATCATCATATGCCTAGTATAGAGCATGAACAAGAAGCAATGAAGCATCAATTTAGCAGACTAGTATCATATTTAGACGCATTACCAGTTACATTCTTATCAATGGATGGTATAGAAGCGGATGATACTATTGCATATATTGCTGAAATGTATGAAGATATTAGTAAAAAAATGACAATTGTATCAACTGATAGAGACTTTTATCAACTAATTAATGATAAAATTCAAATTTGGTCTCCAATAAAAAAGAAGTTATACAATACTGAAACTCTTATTGAAGAATTCCAAGTTCATCCTAATAATTATGTAATGTATAGATCATTTACTGGTGATAAATCAGATAATATACCTGGAGTAATGGGAATAGGTCCAAAGACATTATTAAAACACGTTCCTAATCTTCATGATGAATCAACATATGAATTAGAGACTCTTTGGGAAACATGTAATAAAAAAATTGATGAATCTAAAACATATAAAAAAATATTAGAAAATCAGAATACTATTTCTGATAATTGGAGACTAATGAATCTAAAACTATTAGATATTCCAGCTCAAACAAAAAGTAATATTAGAAAAATTATGGAATCTCAAGTATCAGAATTAAATAAAGCTGAATTTAGAAGATTGTTTATGGAAGATAAGATGTGGTCAGTAATGAAGAATTTACCAGATTGGTTAAATAATACCTGGTTATCATTAAGTGCATTTGCACAAAAAACAAAATAAATTGGATTTACCATTTATTTTTTATATAATAATATATGACAGACAAGTTAAGTGAGTATGGATGGTCGTTTCAAGTTAAAGTTTTGGCAGCTATGTTTGTGGATAGATCATTTCTACAACAGATTGCTGATATTATCCAATCGGATTATTTTGAATCTGATGCTAATAGTTGGCTGTTAGATGTTGTAATAGAACATTTCCGTGAATATAAAACACCTCCATCAAAAGACGTCTTAAAAGTTAAAATAACTGAAATTGAAAATGATATATTAAAAACTGCTATATTAGAGCAGTTGAAAGATATATTTCGGTACATGGAGTCAGATGATTTAACATTTGTTAAAGATGAAATATTAAAGTTTTGTAAAAATCAAGAAATAAAACATGCAATAATGGATTCGGTTAATTTACTTAAATTAGGTAATTACGATGAAATAAAAAGTAAAATGGATTCTGCAATGAAAGCAGGAGCTGACACGGATATCGGACATGAATGGAAAAAACAAGTAATAGCAAGATATACAGAATCAGCTCGACATACTATAAGCACTGGGTGGGATGTAATTGATGATTTAATGGATGGCGGTCTAGCTCCTGGCGAATTAGGAGTAGTTATGGCTCCAGCTGGTATTGGTAAATCTTGGATGCTTATTAATATTGGAACAAATGCAGTCAGGCAAGGAAAAACCGTTATACATTATACATTAGAATTAAATGATAATTACGTAGGCCAGCGATATGATAGTGTAGTTACTGGAATAGCAGCTCAGAACTTAAAACATCACACTGATGAAATTGAAGAAAAGTTAGAAACATTACCTGGAGAATTAATTATAAAATACTATCCAACGAAGTCAACCGGAGTAATGGGTATTAAAGCTCATATTGAAAAAACAATTATGTTAGGAAATACTCCAGATTTAATTGTAATAGATTATGGAGATCTTTTAAAGGTTAATACTAAAAAAGACAAACATGAAGCGTTAGAAGAATTATATGAAGAAATGCGAGGCATGGCAGGAGAATATGGAATACCAGTATGGACAGCATCTCAAGCAGGACGATCTGCATTAGAAGATGATATAATAG